GTTACGGTATTCTAACACCGCCCCTCGACCCACATAGTGGAAGCTGCTTCTTCTCCCACCCCCATCCAAAACACCATCCGCTACTTCCACAACCTATCAAAAACATCCATTATTTCTTTGTTTTCTCAGGGTTTCCAGCGTTTGATTCTGACACTTAAAACACCGTCGCCCAGGTGCTCACTCTGGTTGATCCAAGACACCGGATCTCGGCGATTTAACGCAGTGTCCAAGAAATAGGACGTTAGACTTTGGATGCATTTTTGTGCAGATTAAGATGGAAATTAAAAAATTTTTGTAATCATCACTTGTTTTTAAAACATAATTTGGTATAATGCATATGAAGATAAGAAATTAATTTATTTCTTTCTTTTTAGCTCTTGTCAATATAATAGTATAATTTATTTCTCAGCCTTAGCTCTTCTCTGGACGATCTGTCGCGCTCCCGCCTGCACCTTGCTGCACCTTACAGAGCGAGGCCGGCACAGCAGCTGCATTGTAAGTAATGTGCCCAGGTTGACACAGGATCCGTAGCTTGCCGTAATGGCGCAACCGATGAGCGGCACAGGCTTCAAGCGACGCCTGTCTCAGAGAGGAGACGATGATGATGTCCAGTGTACGAGCGTGCAAACAGTACGGCTCAACCGTACGATTCAAATGATGGCATAAGGTGTGCGGTGCTTCTGGATGTGTTGTCATAGCTGAGGTATGAATAATCATTTTCTGTAGGTTACGGGGCGTTAACGCATCTTTAGTGGACACAACCAGAGATGCTTTTCCCCTTTAAGGGGACTACCCCGCCCAGCCCCTTGTTTATTGACTTTTTTTTCAAAAGTACCACCTTGAAAGTGGTAACTTGGTTTTTCAATGCGGAAGGATGTGATGTTATGATGTTCTGTTTTTCATATTGTTAACTATCTGGATATGACCGTAAGTAAATTCATGATGATTGGAGGAAATAATAATAGCACTGAATGTATGTTTTGAGAATACTATTGATGTGATGATCATTGCGGCCGGCCTCTATGTAATTATGGCTGCAGTTTATCACGCATCTACTCATGGCGAGCCGAAGATTACATATCGCGCGTTCCGCGCCATCGAGGCTGTGGCGCCAGACAAATGGTGTTACGATTACGCCGTTCCAAGATACCGCGATGACACAAACATATTCGGACGGTATACGGATATCTATATGAAAACATTCTTCGACGCCGTCCGCTGCTACTTTGGATATATTCTTCCAAGCAGACGGCGGCGGACTGCAGCACAGAGCAATTTGCAAATGAAGTCTCTCGTCAGTTCCTGGCAGGATGACATCAAAGACTATCAGGCGCGGGCAGAACAGGAGGTTGGCAATATGGTAAAGAAAATGAAAGGTGGGAACTAATATCGTTAAGGTAGCGGACTGTATCATGGGTAATGGCAAGACATCGGCAGCTATTACTTATTTAAATGAGAATAAGGACAAGAAATTCATCTATATCACGCCGTATCTCGAGGAGGCAGCCAGGATCAAGGATGGATGCAAGGATCTGCGGTTCGTGGAACCGAGCGATAAACTGCGTGAATTCAACTATAAGAAATCTCTGCATACGGCGGCGCTTGTGGCAGAGGGGCGAAACATCGCGACGACACACCAGGCCTTCCGAGGGTACACGGCAGCTACGCTGGATGATATCCGGCGACAGGGATATACACTGATTATTGACGAGAATGTTGAAGTTCTGGAGGAACTGAAGATCCATCCGGATGATCTGAAGATTGCAATCGACGCCGGGTATATCAAAGAAGATAACGGGGTGTATTCCATTGTAAATGAAGATTATAACGGGACGGCACTGCGGGAGCTGTTCACGATGATGAAGTCCAGAGAGCTGATTCGCATCCCGGACAAGGATGACAACAGCCTGTTTTACTGGGCGCTGCCGCCCGACCTGATTACATCGTTTGAGAACGTGTTCATACTGACATATTTGTTCAGCGGGCAAAGTCTGCATCACTTTCTCGAAATCTATCAGATCCCATACGAGTATATCGGGATTGACAGGGATCAGGACGGTACATATCGGTTTGGAGATCTGCCGGGGTATACGCCAGAGTATGTCCACAGGCTCAGGAATATGATTCATATTCTGGACGGGCCGAAGATTAACGACGTCGGTGAAGATTATTACGCGTTGAGTAAGTCCTGGTATGACAGGGGCGGTGATAACGTGGAGCAGCTGCGCAAGAACATTATCAACTGCTACCGGAACATCTGGGAGGACATCCCCGCAGAGCAGAGACTGTGGGGAACGTTTAAGAGTGCGTTTAATGAAATGCGCGGAAAGGGGTATACAAAACGTTTCCTGACATTCAATGCGAAGGCGACGAATAAATATAAAGACTGCAGGGCGCTTGTATATATCGCGAATGTATTCATGAACGTCGGAGAAAAGCTGTTTTATCAGATGCACGGAATCCAGGTGGACGAAGATCAGTACGCGTTGTCCTGCATGGTGCAGTGGATCTGGAGATCCGCTATCAGGGACGGGAATCCGGTGGAGCTGTATATCCCGTCCAGCAGAATGCGGGCGATCCTGGAGAATTGGATCGCGTCATTTGATGACAGTGGAAATATCAATAATGAAAGGCGTGAGGATGCTGAGTAAAACGAATAAGGTGTGTGAAAAATATATGGTAAATAGAACGAATAAGGCGTGTGAAACTGGTATGGCAAATAAGACAAACGGAGTGTTTAGCAGGGACATAGTAAATAAACTTGATAGGGAGTGTGAAATGGATAGGGAGTGTGAAATGTGCTGCGCATTGGAAGTGTGTCTGGAATGCAACAGGTGGATGCTTGACACCGGCGGGTGCAAAGAACGGTGGCGACACGCAGATCGAATTGAGCGGTTCGTGGCATCAGAGGATTGTGATGACAGTGGCGCGAAGTACTACCAGCCCAGTGATACATACGAAGAGGATCTCTGCGAATGGATACTTGAAGAAGAAGTTGAGGCCGGGAGAGACGAATACCGTGACGCGTGGTGGACGTATATCGGAGAATATGACGACTGAGAAGAACTGGTGATGGTGCGGATGAATTGTTTGAAATAACTGGTGTTTTTCTTTTTGGAATATCAAGCTAATTGTATAATATGATAGGAGCGTGGTTTTATAGGGAAACAGTTGGCCTGTCAGAAATTCATCTATAAGATACACAGCAGCAGGCTGCGGACAAACCAGTGGAGGCTGACGCTGCCGATTGACGAAGCGCGCAGGAATGACGAGGTGATCTCGCTGGCGGACAGTCAGATCCTGCGCTGGATCGACGAGCTGAATGGAATCGCTGACGCGGACGCAGCGGCGCGCGACATCAAGCTAAAAATAAAATATGCCAAGCGTAAGGGCAATGACGCCAAGACGAAAAAGACAATCCGGCAGCTCTACCGTGAGTTGGATGCGGTGCAGTTCAAACCCGATTATATGTGCCTGATCATAGACAGGGAGAAGGACTATCATCGGGCCTGCAAAGGGTTCACGATCAACGGAGTGCGGTATGTCAGGCTGCTGGGTACGAACGGAGGAATCAAGAACTCTACGATCGTATTCGTCAGTGAACGGCTGGCACCGGAGCTGAAGCGGAGGATCGAAAACGGGCGCGCCCCGGAAAAGAAGCTGGTGACTGCGAAGCTGGAGGCCTACAAGGCGCTCACATGCTCGGCGTCCGTGCCGGTGTCGCTGCCACACGGTATTCTGGTGGTGGACGATGTGGAGACGTCCTTCACCTCTGATATTCTGTACCTGACGGATGAGGGAGACGGCGAGCCGGTGATGGAACTGCGGGAGCAGGAGCCCGTTACGATGGACGCTTCGGACGGATTCGGTCTGATGCTCCCCTCTCTCGCAGAGCGATGGAGCAAGGAGCTCGGACTGGACTATGTCATGAGCGGATGCAACACGCGGTTCTGCTGGGAGAAGGGCATGGTGTTCACATTCGACTTCGTAGACTTTGCGGAGAAGGTTGCCGGGTGTTATACCGTCCGGGATGCCTGGGGAGACGAGGTGGATATCCGGAATGTCGAACTGGTGCTGACGGTATCCATGCTTAAGCTCTGGGACAGCTATAAAAGCTGCGACAGTTATGTGCAGACATCGCTGAGCAACGGATATACCTTTGGAGTGCCGAAGGTGTGCCCGAAGGAGCTGGAGAGCGAGCGCAATCTGAACTATCAGTTTATCCAGAGTTATCAGCTCAGCGACGAGGAGATCGACGAGCTGATCGGCCCGACGGTGGACGGGATCGAAGGCGCAACCGGGGCGGATTGGAACAAGACGGTACTGTATCTGAAGGGCTCCGGGATTAACGCGCAGAACGTCGAATCGCTCCCAAACGACTATGTGAAGGCCGTCATGATCGATCGGGAGATGCTGAACGATCCGTATGTGGTCAGCAGTATCTATCAGCTGATCCGGAACCGGATCAACCAGGCGAAGGTCGGCGTGCTGCAGGTACACGGGAACTACTCCGTCATCTCCGGGGATCCGTACCTGCTGTGCCAGAACATCTTCGATCTGGAGACGACAGGGCTGCTGCGGGCCGGAGAAATCTACAACCAGTACTGGGTTGATCGCGGGGCGAAGGCGCTGGCCTGCTACCGCGCGCCGATGACATGCCATAACAATATCCGGCTGGTGCATCCGGTGGATCGGGAGGACGTGCGGTACTGGTACCGGTACATCCATACGGCTACCGTCTTGAACGGCTGGGATACGATGACTGCAGCTCTGAACGGCGCTGATATGGACGGAGACCAGGTGATGCTGACGGACAACCGGGTGTTGGTGGAAAAGCTCACTCCCCTTCCGGCTCTGATGTGCGCACAGCGGAAGGCAGAAAAGAAGATCTCAACGGAGCAGGACTTCATCCGGTCGAATATTGAAAGCTTCGGCAACAGCATCGGTCAAACAACGAACTGGATCACGTCCATGTTTGAGGTGAGATCGCACTTCCAGGAAGACTCTCCGGAATACGAGGTGTTGAGCTATCGGATCCGCTGCGGTCAGCTTTATCAGCAGAACGAGATCGATAAGGCCAAAGGAATTGTGTGTAAGCCGATGCCGAAGTCATGGCACGACAGACACGAGGCAAACCGTATGGCAGATCCGATGGATCGGGAACTCTACATGGAGATCGTTGCGGACAAGAAGCCGTACTTTATGCGGTATATCTATCCGTCCCTGATGAAGCAGTACAATACATATCTGAAGAATACAGACAGAAACGCCATGCGGGAGTTCCAGATGACGGTGAAGGAGCTGAAGGAGATCCCGCAGGAGGAGCGTACGGAGCGGCAGGCGGAGTTCCTGAAATACTTTGATCTCCGGATGCCGGTCGGAATCGGCGACTGTGTGATGAACAGAATCTGTCGGAAAATCGAGGGTATTTTCTGCGGATACGTCGGAAAGCGGAATACGAAGACGGCATTCGACTACAGCATCATGAAGAGCGACGTTGAGTATCTGCCGAAGCAGTATAACGCCATCAGAAAACTCTACGAGGATTACAACAGGAGGGTTTCGCTGTATCTGATCTATGCGGAATACGAGAGGGTGGATGACCTCGACAGCTTTGAGGAGCTGGCGGCGATGGATGAAGAGTTCCGGAAGGAGTGCGACAAGATCTGCCCGGACAGGCGGGCGCTGTGCAACATCGTGCTCGATCTGTGTTATACGCGCAGCGCAACACAGCGGTTTGCCTGGAGTATGTGCGGTGATGAGATCATCCGGAATCTGTTGGAGCGGAACGCGTGGAAGATACAGTATCCAACGCTGAGCGAGAGCGGCGAGATTGTGTATGGCGGAAAGAGATTTACGGTGGAGACAAAGGAGGTCAAGGCAGAATATGACGATTGTACTGAATGAACATGACTGGGCTGAGGAGATGATCACGTCGCGGTCGTTGGGGAAGAAGCCGTTCGAGACTCTGTGCCGGGTCGCCAGATACTATCTGGACAACGGCATCCCAAAACGCGAGGTGCGCAGAATGCTGGACGCATTCCTCATCCAGTGCGAGCCGACGGCGTCGCTCCCGAAGTGGACGACCGTACTTGACAGCGCGCTGTCCAGGGCGATGAAGCGCGCATCGATCAACCTGGAATATATCGAGATCACGAAGCCGGAGATGGAGCGGATTGACGCCCTCGGCGGAAAGCAGATTCGCCGGCTCGCATTCACGCTGCTCTGTCTCTCCAAATATTGGAACGCCGTCAGCGGACGCAGCGACGGCTGGGTGAACAGCCAGGATTCAGACATCATGCGGATGGCGAACATCGATACTTCTATCAAGCGGCAGAGCCTGATGTTCTACAACTTGAACGCGGAGGGGATGATCAAATTCTCCAGGAAGGTAGACAACACGAACGTACAGGTGTGCTTTGCGGAAGAGGGAGAGCCGGCGCTCCGTATTACGGATTTCAGGAACCTCGGTTATCAGTACATAAGGTATCACGGCGGCCCGTATTTTGAATGTGAGAATTGCGGCCTTGTAACAAAAATCGAGAAAGCGTCCGCACGAGGGCCGAAGCAGAAGTACTGCAGGGAGTGCGCTGCGCAGATTGCAAGTCGGCAAAATGTCCGCTCTGTGATGAAATCCAGGGGTAAGGTACCCTCCGCATCCTGACGGATATCCGGGCCAAGGGATGTTGTTCCGTCAGCGGTGTGACGGATATACCCATGTCGCTGGAAGAATAATCTGTCTGCAGCGTGACGGATATAATGGAAATTCACGGAGGCTCTGCCTGCAGCGTGGCGCTTATGACGAAACCACACAGGATGGTTTTGTCCGCAGCGTCACGCGCATGTGGAACTGTTGGAAATAATTCACCCTCAAAACCCTAATAAATACTGGGGTTTTGAGGGATTTGATGCAGTGTTTATATGGAGAGATAATAACAAATTTACTTTTTTCTCCAACAAATTTTGAAGAAAAGGATGATGAAATTTTGGTTCCTGTTACAAAGGAAGAGAAGTTCGCAATTCTGGCGCAGTTTCCGAAGACGCACTTTGTGCGCACCATGAAACAGAAGAGCAAGCGTCACCATTACTACTGCGAAGAGGCGCCGCAGGTCATGCGGTATCTCAACCGCATCAGAAAGGGTGGTGCCAGTGCAGCTGGAACAGCGACAAGGCGAAAGTAAGCTACAGCATCACAGAAGGCTGATCGAAGGGAAACTGACAGACAAGACGCTGGCGGATGTGGATTATACAGAGCTGGCGGAATACGTATACGGTCAGGCATATTCCTCTGACGTTGCCAGACGGATGATGTACGGGAGCAAAAAGACGCTGGATCTGCTGGATGAGGAACGGCGCGACAAGGTGGAAGACACCGGGCAGGCGGTGGAAATCGACATCAAGCTCGCGGAGCTGCGGAAGGAACAGCAGAAATTCTACGATCAGCGGGCAGCGTACAACAAGCTTCTGCGTGATCGTGCCCGGGAGGAAGAGCTGAACGAGATCATCAGGAGATGTATCGAGTCCGGGAGTCTGCCGGAGCTGAAATACGAAGACGAAGTGCTGCGCCATGTTGTGGGCGACAATACGCTGCTGGTGAGCCTGAACGATCTGCACTACGGTGCGAACGTAAACAACGCCTGGTGTACATATAACTCCAATGTCTGCGCGGAGATGATGGCGCGGTATCTGGAGAGAATTGTCTCCATCGGGAATATGATGATGAGTGAGGACTGTGTTGTATGGGGCGCCGGGGATATGATCTCCGGGAATATCCATCGGAGCATACAGGTGTCCAATAAGGAGAACGTGATCGAGCAGGTCATGGGAGTCAGCGAGCTGATCGCGGAGTTCCTGGCAGGTCTGAGCCGGCACTTCCGCACGGTGCGCTTTGTAAGCGTGGCAGGAAATCACAGCCGGATTGAACCGAACAAAGACAACGCCATCACCGGTGAGCGCATGGACAATCTGATCGAATGGTACCTGGCGGCGAGGCTGCAGAACTTTGAGAACGTCATTATCGACGACAGCCATAAGCTCGACAATACGATCAGTATGTTTACCGTGCGCGGGAAAAACTACCTGATGGTGCACGGAGACTTTGACAACAGCGTCGGGAAGGTGCAGGCGCTGCGCGCGATGGTACAGGAGCCGGTGTACGCCATCCTGTCCGGGCACATGCATCACAACCAGACGGACGTGGTACAGGGTGTGCGGACGGTCATGGCTGGGAGCTTCCAGGGCATGGATCAGTTCTGTGTGGAGAAGCGCATCGTCGGCAAGCCGGAGCAGATGGTATGCGTCTGCGACGAGAACGGTATCCGGTGCCATTACGATATTGAATTAGATAATTGACGGAGTCTGTCCGGCTGTCCAAATATCGGAGCTTGATTCTTACCAGCCCTC